ATCATCTCTGCACAAGAGGTAGTTCTCTTCTTTGGCTTTGGATATATACAACATATCCACCAATGCCCATAAAACGCATTTTAAAGCTCTCTGTTGCGTTTAAATGACATTGGTGGATAACTTGTAAGGTTTGTTAAAACAAACGTCTCTAATCGTCTAATAAAATGGCAAAAAAAATCCCACCATCTTCACAGACAGTGGGATAAAAATAATAATAAATAATAAAATAAAATATTTTAACAAATAATGACAATTCTTTCAAAAAGCCTACCAGGAGAAAATATGGCAAAAGACTAACAGAAACCTGGTAGGCGGAAAAATAACTAAAAATAAAATAAATTTCTATATATAAATATTATCTTTTTTTCAAAAATACTAAATAGTTACTAACTTTTTTTTACATTAGGATTTTGCTGTTGGAAGTGTATGAGTCCGTGATGAAACTTGCACAAGGCTTGTAGGTTATTTGGGTCTAACAGTCTGCCAAGTCTCTGTTCATCTGTTAATCCATCATCAAATGGCGAATTCACGTGATGCACATCTGTTGCTGGTGTTGTCTTACCCTCTTCCTCACACTTTTCACATAAGGGATGGTATATCAAGTATCCCAGTCTCATTTTCTTCCACTGAGAGTTATTGTACAGTTTTACACGCATCTTCTCCTTCTCAGTCTTGTTACGTTTTCTACTGTTGGAATGCCTTTTCCATCTTGTTTTTTTGTTTGGCAATCTGTTGATATAGGGCATTGTACTTGTCTCTAAAGTCTGTTAGGTCGTAATCGTATACCTTTGCATCAGTCATCTTGAATCGGTATACCTGTTTTTCCACCTGGTAGCGTTGTCCACAGAATGAATAGTTCATTGTACAGAAGTCTTTCTCTGATTTGCGTAGCAGGTCACCTGTAACGTTCCAAATGGCAATCTTGTCACAGTTGGGATAAATGGCAATGTAAAGCTTTTTGTCGTTGTCCCAATGTAGGAGTTGATACCACTTGTCCACCTCGAAAAAGCAGTCCTTTGCAAGTTGGAAGTTGTTAAGTGTTACCCTGGACTTGAGTTCAATATCGTATGTCATTTCCTTGGTCTTGGTCTGTGCTGTTAGCTGCACATCAATGCCACAGAATTCGTCTGTATAGTCCTTATAGTCTGGTGACCAGTTAATACCTTGGAATGAGTCACAAAATGCGCTGAAGACAGCGTTATCGAGTTCAGAGAACTGCTGGTGTAATCGTTTCTTACCTGTCATAATCACCATCCTCCCATCTCTTGACCTCGTTATGCAGTTTCACTCTCAAGCATTCGTAGTTTCTGAGTGAATAGGTGGTATCCATCTCTTGAATGATAGGGCTTACCCTGGTAACGAATTCCTTACTTGTCGTGAAGGTTATGTAGAGCTTGGAAAAGCTGATGACCTGGAATAGGAAGAAGCTCCAGATGAGCACGTTGGTAATTGCAACCCTGTGTCTATAAGTCCACTGGGTGATACGGTAAAATTTTTCTAATAGCATAATAATGAATTTTACTTTTAATTATTTTTATGTGAGCACTTTTGAGGGTGCTCACAAATATAATTATTTCGTAAAATTCAAAAATACCAAAATAATAGAAAAAATATTTAAAAATTAATTACCATTCCCACATTGAGAAACTATCACTGTGTTCTCTTGTCCACCTGGACATATATTTCTCTTCAACTTCGTCTTGTGTATGCGTAGCAACGAATTCTTCAATCTCATCTGGGTTTATAGCCTGGAGATACTTCTCAAAATATTCATCAGTTACGTTTTCTACGTCAAACATTTTAATAAATTCAGCTGCGTTGTCCATACCATCGTTTACAAAAAACAGTTCCTGTCCAGCAATTTCAAACACATAACAAACTGTATATTTGTCAATAGGTGAGTCAGATGATGCTGATACATAATCCATAAGTGTACCATTCTCATACTCCTTGATAAGGTCTGAGAGATACTTGTTCCACTGTTTATGCTGTCCTTCCTCTGTCTGGAATTCCTCAATGCTAACATCATCATCTGGTGTTTCCACATCATTGAAGAAGAACCTTTCATTTATCCAGTACATCTTCCTTGCATAATCCTCTCTTGCATCATCAACCATATTCTCAATTGATGAATGCAGTGAGCCTTTAACATCGAATAAGTTTTTGTTTACATCCTGTTTAATTCCTTTTACCTTTAAAAAAGCTAATTTCCTTTGTTCCATAATTAAATTGTTTAGAATTCCCAGCAATATCGCTGATTAATGCAAAGATATCTATTTTTTTCCGCAATTCCAAATTTCTGGACATAAAAAAGAGGGAACGCTGGTATTAACGCTCCCTCTCGACAGTGAATCGTGTGACCACTGTCACGCTCAAGTATTATGTTGTTGTCTCACGACAATATATCCTTTTAAAATTGGTTCGCTGACACCCTCTGGATGGGTGTCGCTCCAATCAATTGGTTTTATTTAAAATATTAATATTATTAATTATAAATAAATACTATTTTTAATATTATATTTAAATTCTTATACTTAGTGCTGGAGAATAGATTCCACTCTATCATTAACAGCATCGCAGATACAGTATTCCCCTATAGTATAAGCATCAAAAAAAATATTTTTGATTATTTCAGATTCAGTCTTGAACATCCAAGTATCTAGCCCATCATCTGGATTTACCCATTAACCGTACCAGGTGAGAATGATTTCCTTAAGGTATTTAATCATTAAGATATTCTTGACTGTAACCTTTTCGACACTATCGGAGAAAACTTCAGTTCTATTTGAACCTATCAATCCGACTTCTGACCTCTTACTTTATTTCACCTCAGAGGTGTACACCTAACATAATACCCTGTTGTATTGGTGGTGTCTTCACTCATACTTGAGCGCCGTGTGAATTAGTTCCACTCTTTATATAAATATAAACTAATTTCAAAAAATTAAGTCTATAATGCAAATATATATAAAAAAATTGACAATTCCAAATATTTTGACCATTTTTTTACCAAAATCTTGAATTTTTCTTAAAAAACATATAATTATTATAAAAAGATAAACATATGAGTAAAGATTATAGTACCAGCACAGTGAAATACATCACAGCTGTAAAGAAATTTTTAAAGACCAAGTATGGTAAGATTAATGACGAATGGAATGGTGTCATTGAGATACTAGCAGATAATGTGGAGCTATACCTCCAGTGCAGAAATTCTATCTTCCAAGAAGGACTTATGATGACAGCAAAGAATGGAGCACCTACCAGGAATCCTCTCATCAAGACAATGTTTGATGCTCAGATACAGGTAACGAAGCTATTGACAGAATTTGGACTTACACCAAGAGCAAATGCTAAAATAAATCTCATCGGTGATGATGATGAGGAACTTAAAGAATTGCTGGGATAATGAGTAAGACCTGTAATGTATATTATAGTCCAACAGAGAGAGAAAGGAATGACCTATACTGTACAAATCCAGTAGCCGTACAGATGCTACTTGACAATGAGAAGTTCAATAAGAATGTATGGGAATGTTGCAACGGACTTGGGCATATCTCCAGGGTATTGGAATCCAACGGATATAACGTAAGAAAATCTGACATTATCAATTATAATAATGATGATACAGAGATAATAGATATGTTAACCTATGACCAGCCATTTGACGGAGATATAATTACCAACCCACCTTACAAATATTCGACAGAGATTGCTAGTAGATGTCTTGAGTTAGCAAATGGAAAGGTGGCGATGTATAACAGTTTGAATTTTCTCTCAAGTCAGAAGAGAAAGCCATTGTTTGAGCAATATCCACCAAAGACAGTATATATAATGAGCAAAAGGATAAGCTGTGCAAAGGGTGGTGATTTTGAACATAATGTAAATGGTGCAATAGATTACTGTTGGGTAGTATGGGATAAAAACTACAGAGGAAAAACAGAGATGGTATGGCTATAGACAGAAAATACACAGAATACGCTGAGAAGGTTCTAAGCGGTGAAATAGTTGCTGGCGAGTTGATAAAACTTGCTAGCAAACGTTTTATGGCTTATCTCCAGTCAGATTCTGTGGTATTTGATGAGAAAAAAGCTGATAAGGTTGTTAACTTCATCGAGAAGCTGAAACTATCCACTGGTAAGTTCGCAAATAAGAATTTTATACTGTCTGAATGGCAGAAGTTCGTGATATATTACGTGTATGGACTGGTTAATAAGGACACAGGACTGAGAATTACACGTGAATGCTACTTACAGCTCTCAAGAAAGTCTGGAAAGACAGCATTAGCATCAGCAATGGCACTGTATCACCTGGTAGCAGATGGTGAAAATGATGGACAGGTCATATTTGCAGCAAACTCTACAGCACAGGCACAGTTGGCATTTACGATGGCTACAAACTACGTCTCTTATATTGACCCAAAGGGAAGATATTTCAAGAAATATCGAGATAGTATTAAGTTCCCAGTAACAAAATCCATTATGAAGGTGGTATCAGCAGATGCAAACAGACTAGATGGACTGAATATATCAGCAGCCGTTATAGATGAATACCACGCAGCACCAAATAATGCCGTCTCAGAGGTTTTAAGTAGCTCTGTGGGTATGCGTGAGCAACCACTGATAATCTACGTCACAACGAGTGGTTTTGACCTTACCAGTCCTTGTTATACGATGCGTAATACTTGCGTTGAACTACTATATGGTAAGATTCAAGATGACTCTCTTGCAGCCTTTATATTTGAGCTGGATGAGGAAGATGATATTGAAGACCCTAAGAATTGGCAGAAATGTCAGCCAAACTTGGGGCTGACTGTAACTGAAGACTATATCAAGAGCGAGTTGGTAAAGGCAAAGAATAATCCATCACTTATGACCAACTTTAAGACGAAAATTCTTAACAAATGGTGTGCAAGTGCTGTTGGTGAGTGGATACCAGCAGAATATATCTTGAAATGTAGTGAGAAGGTGGATTTATCCCAGTGGGGGGGATACACTTGTTACCTTGGACTTGACTTATCATCAGTATCTGATATGACGGCTATATCTGTATTACTATTCGATAATATCAACCAGAGGTATAACTTTAAGAACTACTATTTTCTGCCACAGAGTGCCTTACAAGAGTCTCCAAACAGGGAGAAATACAGGGTATGGAATGAGCAAGGTTATCTAAGTCTTACCAGTGGTAACGTGGTAGACTATGAGTATATCTTAAATAAGATTCAAGAGATAAATAAGGTCATCCCAGTGGAAGCTATAGCGTATGATAGCTGGCAGAGCACGGCACTTATCATCAAGTTAACAGAATTGGGTTATAACTGTCAGCCATTTTCACAGAGTATTGGTAGTATGAACAGACCAACGAAGCATATTGAGATGATAGCAAGGAATGGACATTTGATTATTGATGACAACCCTATCACCAGGTGGATGTTTTCCAATTGTGAGCTGAAGGAAGACTGGAATAATAACCAGAAGGTGCAGAAGATGAATAAAATGTCAGAAAATAAGATAGATGGTATTGCGGCTATGTGTGATGCATTGGGATACTATCTGACTGAGACACATTACGATAATACGTTAATATCAATAAGGTAGCAAAATAATTGCTACCTTTTGTTATTTTTTGCCAGAAGAATACTATTTATTGTAAATAATTAATAATTTTTGGTAAAGAAAAAAGAAAATGAAGTTTTTTGGAAGCGGACTTGGTTTCACAGGAAGCCAGAAGGAAGAAAAACGTGAACTTTCTTATGTTTCTTGTAATTGTAGTGGAGCATTACCATTTTTCCCAATGACCAATGGTAACTCAGCGATGAATCTTTCAGCTGTGTATAGAGCTGTTGAGATTATCAGCAACTCCATCGCAACCTTACCTGTCAAAATTCTTATAAATGATGACAGTGGGAAGAATGAAGCGGATAAGCACCCACTTAATTATGTATTTTCAGACAGGAATACGGATAACATAATCAGTAAGTTTACGCTATTCAAACTGTTAGTGCAGTCTGTCCTTCTAAGAGGAAATGGATTTGCACACATTGAGAGAGCTGGTGGTATGGTTAAGACGTTAAGATACCTCGAACCAGCAGATGTTAACATCGTATACGATAAGATTAAAAATGTATTGTATTACGATGTCCCTATCTTAAAAAAGCACGTTGACCCAAAGGATATGATACACCTGGTGATGTTTTCATATGACGGTATTAAGGGTCTCTCAGTGCTTCAAAATGCAGCCAGGAGTATAGGTATAGCCCAGGCATCAGAAAACGCTGCTAAGAGCTTTTATGACAATGGTATGATGATTAATGGTATCTTGAAGGTTCAAGGACCTGTGAATCAGAAACAGCGTGAAGACATTAGAGCCGCTTGGAATGAGACCTATACAGCGAACGGTAGTGGTTTGGCAGTGCTACAAGGAAATATGGACTACCAGCCGATACAGCTATCAGCAAAGGACTCTCAGATGTTGGAAAGCAGACAGTATTCAGTTACTGATATTGCAAGGTTCTTCGGTATTTCTCCAGTATTGCTTGGTGACCTATCAGCAAAGACCAACCTTAACACATTCGAAGCTCTTCAGAATGATTTCTTGGTACACACCTTACAGCCTTACATCACGATGATTGAAAATGAATTTAACAGGAAACTCTTATCACCAACTGAGGACAATTTGTCAATCGTCCTGGAGACCAACGAGATATTGCGAATAGATAAGGCGGCACAGAGCAATTACTATTCAACATTGATTGGTTCTGGTGTGTTAAGCATCAATGAGGTACGTAAGGAACTTGGATATAATGGAATTGGTGATGATGGTGACAGACACATTATACCATTTACAGACATTGACCAGAACACCATCGAAAACAATAAAGATAACGAAACTAAAGAAGATATAAACGATGAAGAGGGTTAAAAATTCAGATATAAAATTCAAGATTAACAAAAAGTTGGTATATCTACCAAATTTCGTCATTCGTTTTTACACTGTAAACCAGAAAGAGTACTTTTTTGAGAAGACTCAAGATGACTTGGTGGAATATGAGCGAGAAGCTACAGTGGATGACGTTGAAGTTATTCTCAGTGGTGGAACTACTGTAACTGAATACTACTTACCATTGAACTGGAGTGAATTGCTGTTTGTTGGACAAGGCATCTTAAACTACAAATTAACCAATAATATAGAAGACCCTGAATTTCCTGATTATCAGTATAACAAAGAGGAAGTTGTAACTACTGATTTCTATATTGACTCAATTAAAGTAGACCCAGAACCAGAAGAAGGATTAATCGAGAGGGTTGTACACTTGGAAGAGCATCTTGCTGAGGAAATCGTTAACAGAGAAGAAGCTGATGCAGCAATTAGTGGTGCTGTAGACAGTGAGATAGCAAGAGCCGTATCTGCTGAAACAGCTTTACAAGAAGCAATTGATGATGAGATTGAAAGAGCGATTAGTGCTGAAACTTTAATTGTTGATGCTCTAGAAGCAGAGGCCAACAGAGCAATATCTGCTGAAACCGCACTTGATGCAAAGATTGACCAAGAGATTGCTGATAGAATTGCAGACGTTAATGCAGAGGAAGCAAGGGCAATCAATGCTGAAAGCGCATTAACAGATACCATCAACGCAGAGGCGAATAGAGCCATATCTGCTGAGACAGCACTTGATACCAAGATTGATGCTGAAACCAATAGAGCAACTAGTGCAGAGACAGTATTACAGACAGCAATTAATGATGAAGCAACTGCAAGAGCAAATGCAGATACTGAGTTACAGACTGCCATTACTAATGAAGAATCAAGAGCTAGGGAAGCTGAGAGTGCTATAACAAATGCATTAAATGCAGAGGTTACACGTGCAACAGGTGCAGAGAATGCTCTTGATGACAAGATTGATGTTGAGACAACACGTGCAACAGGTGCAGAAGCAGCACTTGACGTTAAGATTGACACTGTAAGTGGTAATGTAATAAGTGAGACCACAAGAGCTACCACAGCTGAGAATGCATTGAGTGGTGCAATTGACAGTATATCAGCAGCTACAAGTGGTAGTGTTGAGGAGCTTTCTGCAAAGATTGACACTGTAAGTGGTAATGTAATAACTGAGGAAGCACGTGCAAAGGGTGTTGAAAATGCATTATCTGGTGCAATTGATACACTTGATGTAAGGTTTTTTGATGATGCGAAGTATGAGGATAGTGGCAATACCAAGGTTATCAATTTCTATAATGGCAACGTGGTTAAGGCTACAATAGATTGTACTGATTTCCTTGTGGATGGTATGATTGATAACGTATATATTGAGAATGGTTACTTGGTAATTGATTTCAATACAGCAAGTGGAAAACAGGACATCAGAATTCCTCTTACAGACATCTTTAACCCTGCAAATTATTATACAAAGTCTGAAACAAGTGGTGCAACTGAGATTGCAAATGCACTTGCATTAAAACTCAATATAAGCGACTTTAATACATACAGTGGTGCAGTTGATACCTTAATCAATTCTAAGGCTTCACAGAGCACTGTAGATGCCTTAAATGGTGTTGTAACAGCGCATACAGCTGATACCAGCATTCACGTTACATCAAATGATAAGGAAAAGTGGAATAAGGTTGATGACAAGGCTGATACCACAGCATTGACAGCAGTTAATGATGCCCTCACAGCTCATACAAGTGATACAAGCATTCACTTGACAAGTGGTAATGTTCAGACTCAGATTGATAATTCAATTGATGTTGTAAACCAAGTTATTGAGAACAACGAGGAAGTAACAGCTCAAGCATTAAATGTACTTAATGGTGAACTTGCAAATAAACTTGATGTTAGTGCTTACACACCAGTAGATTTATCAAACTATTATCAGAAGAGCGAAACATCTGGTGC